GAACTAGCTAACCCACCTCTAATCTCTGGCTTGCCTTGGTAAGGAGTAGGTCATGGATGAGTCACGCTTTGACCGCCTTGAACAGAAGATTGATAAGCTAACTGATGCTGTCACTAAGATTGTTCGGGTAGAAGAACAGCTCATCTCTAATAACAAACGGGTAGACCGACTAGAAGTCCGTATGGATGATTTGGAAGATGAGGTACATAAACCTTACGAACGTATCTTCTGGATTGTTGTTACGGCTGGGGTTGGTCTACTCGCTTGGTTCGTGAGGTAATGCTGTGGAACAGAAAATACTACAGGGTGTTATAGGACTACTCTTTGCTCTAGTAGCTTGGAACTTCAAGACACTAAACGACATACAGCTTCAGATGGAAACTGTCATGTACAAGTATGCTAACCAAGCAGACATTGCAGAGATGCGATTGTCTATTAAAGAGTTAGAGTGGCGACTAGAAGCGGATGCAAATACAAAATGATTGGAATACTAGGTAAGATCTTTGGATCAGGCGATGTAATCTCTAAAGGCATTGACCTTATTGATAGTATGCACACAAGCACAGAAGAAGAGATTGTTGCTAAGACAAAGGCTAAAGTAGACATCATGAATGCCTATGCACCTTTCAAGCTGGCACAGCGTGTCATTGCATTCTCCTTCACTTTTGTCTACCTTGTATGCTTTAGCATGGTGTTAGGCTTTACGCTCATGAATCAAGTTGAAGATGCAGACAAGGTTAAGCAAGTACTAGAGGACTTTCAGGTAGGATATGCTATGCTTGTCATACTAGCGTTTTACTTTGGGGCAGGTGCTGCTGAAGGCGTCATGAGTGCAAGGAAGAAGTAATGAAACTATCAGATAACTTTAGTCGTGAAGAGTTTGCTTGTCAGTGTGGCTGTGGCTTTGACACTGTTGATGCACAGCTGCTTGACGTTGTTCAAACTCTGCGTGACGCTCTTGAAGTTCCTATTAAAATCAACTCTGCTTGTCGCTGCAATGAACATAATACCGCTGTTGGTGGGTCTGCTAATTCTCAACACACTAAAGGACGTGCTTGCGATGTAGTTGCAACAGGCGTAGAACCTGCAGATGTTGCTGAAGTGGTTGAGTTTATTCTAGACCATAAAGGCATTGCAGGTGGCGTTGGACGCTACACGACATTCACACATATAGATACAAGGACTAATGGTCCTGCACGTTGGGAAGGATAATATGGCTACATACGATAGTAAGTTCTATAAGACACCGCAGGAGAGTATGTATGAATATATGCAACGTCTTGCGTCACAACGAGCAAAAGGTATCTTAGGTGGTGGTGCTATGTTTGACACTACTGCTGTCGATCCTGTCACTAATGAAATAACAGATACTGAGTTAGGTGTAGTTGTTCAAAAGTGTCCTACGGGTTATTACTGGAATGAGCGTCAACAAGCATGTGTACGTCAAGACTCTGATAATGGTAATGAATCTCAACTACCAAGAACACAACAACAGAAAGTACAAGATGCTGCAGACTTATTGAGTGGCCGTGGTCTTAAAGCCTCTACTGCTGTGGGTCTTTTGCCTATTCCTTTTGCTTCTGCAATTGGTAAAGTTCTTGATCCTATTCAACGTGCACGGGCAATAGAAATAGCTAAGGCTGATTTAATCGCAGGTGGCATGACGCCAGAAGAAGCTGATAGGGTCTTGGCAGGCGCAGAAGAGTATGATGCTGAGCGTTATGCAGCAATGCACGGACAAGGTTTGTCAGGTACAGCACCTCGCTACGACTACATTCCAGACTCAGGGTTACTAACAAATGTAGGTAGTCGTACTTGGTCCGATATTGCACGTGGTGGCATGGGTCCAGTGTCTGCAGCAGCGTTAGATACTACGACTCCTAATCCTTATAACTCTTTGGTTGCTAGTATTATGGGTCAAGACCCTTCTACAATTCGTTCAGCAGGTATGGCATTTGGTCCGTATCAGAATATAGGTAGCTACACACGTAATCCTATTACAGGACAAGTAGAGTATACACCTGCTCAGACTGCTCAAGGAATGTTTGGTACTTACACACCTAACTACAACTTTGATGTGTCTAATTACACAGCAAATCAAGGTGTTATTGGTGCTCATAACCTTGTGTCTGAAGCTGAGTTTAATCAAGCTATGCTAGAAGACTACGGTAATCAATCACGTGGTACTCCACGCGGCGGTGTTACTGTTATTACAATGGATGGCACAGTATACGGTGGTGGATACACTGATTCATTTGGTGATACATACAACGATGGATTTGGTAGTGACTTCGACAGTGACTGGGATTCAGCTACTAGCGGAAGTTGATGGTAATAAATTACTCTGAGGGTATTGACATATTGAGTAAAATATGCTACCCTCTTCTATATAGTAGGGAACAACATGACATACCTTCAAATGGTAAATAACATACTGAAGAGATTAAGAGAACGTGAAGTTTCTTCAGTAAATGAAAACTCTTATTCTTCATTAATTGGTGTCCTGATTAATGATGCTAAACGAGAAGTAGAAAACAGTTGGGATTGGAGTGCATTACGTACATCATTTGCTGCTACTACTTCTGCTAATGTTTACAGCTACTCTCTTACTGGGTCAGGTAACACAGTTAAAATGCTTAACGTGTTTAATGATACGGATGATGTCGAGATGAAGTATGCAGATGCTAAGTGGATGACACAGCAAATGCTTTTCGACACTCGTCAAGAAGGCTCTCCTTACTACTACTCTTTTAATGGTGTCGATGCTAATGGCGATACTGTCGTGGACATCTTCCCTATTCCTGACGGTACGTACAATCTTTACTTTAACGCAGTAGATCGTAAAGCTGAGTTAGAGGATAACGCTGACGAAACAATCCTACCAACTCAACCTATTCTTCTTCTAGCTTATGCTAAGGCTGTTGAAGAACGCGGTGAAGACGGAGGCATTGGAGCATCGTCTGCTTATGCTACAGCTAACCGTTCACTAAACGATCACATCAGTCTTGATGCAATCAAACACCCTGAAGAACTAATCTGGCAGGAAGTATAATGGCTAAACCACTACAGTCAGCAAGTATTGCAGCTCCGGGATTCTTCGGACTCAACACTCAGGAGAGTTCTATTACTCTCGCTGCTGGCTTTGCGTTGCAAGCGGACAACTGTGTTATAGATAAGTATGGTCGTCTTGGTGCACGTAAAGGTTGGCAGTTATTAACAGAAGGGCATACAGGTGTTAACTTGCTTGGTGCTCATGAATTTATTGATATTAACGGTACACGGTACTTTGGTGCATGGTCTGAAGATAGCTTTTATATTGCAGACGGAAGCACATTAACTTCTGTCACGTACAGTGGATCAAGTACTATTACTAGCGGTAACTGGCAAGCTGCTACACTGAACGATGCAGCTTACTTGTTTCAGCGTGGTTACGAACCAATCTACTTCAATCCTACAACAGGTGTATTAGATGATGTAACTGATGCTACTAATACAGCTACAGTTACAATGTTAAACACATGGTCTGTTAGTGCTGCAAATACTCGTATTGTTACTATTACACATTCAGGTACAGTAGCTACAGTAGAACACGAAGATCATAACTTGTCCGATGGTGATGAAGTCATTATCTCAGGTGCTAACGAAACAGAATATAATGGTACGTTTACTGTTACAGTGCTAGATGACAACTCTTATGAATACACAATGTCTAGTTCACCTTCACAAGACGCAACAGGTACAACTGAAGTTAACAGTAAGATTGCTGTTATTAATCACAGTACACATGGTTTTACTACAGGCGATGTAGTTAAGATTAGCGGTGCTGTTGAATCAGGATATAACGGTACGTTTACTGTTACAGTGCTAGATAGTAATAATTACTATTACGTTATGTCAAGCGTACCAGCTCAAGACGCTACTGGCACTGTCGTGGCTAGTATTGAGAAGATTGTAGTTTCTCACACTTATCATAAATTAGTTGATGGTACTGAAGTTACATTCAGTGGAGCTACGCCTTCTGAGTATAATGGTACATTTGAAGTCACTGTCATTGATGCAGACTCTTACTATTTTACTATTCCTAGTATTCCTACATCTAATGCTTCAGGTACAATCACAGCTACGTGGGACAAAGGTACTCCGCCTAATGCTAATACTGTTATCTCTGCTTATGGTAGATTATGGGCTGCAGATACAACAGATAATAAAACAACAGTATACTGGTCTAACCTTTTAGATGGTACTAGCTGGCAGGAAGGTACAGCAGGTAGTGTTGATCTGTCATCTGTTCTTGTCAAAGGTAATGATGAGATTGTAGCTCTGGGTGCACATGCAGGTCGTTTAATTATTTTCTGTAAGAACAATGTAGTTATTTATGGTTCAGGCTCAGACGCTGTACTTGATCCTGTTTCTATGCAACTTGTAGAAGTAATTAACGGTGTAGGCTGTATTTCACGTGATAGCGTACAGAACACTGGTGTTGACATTTTGTTCTTAGCTAAGGATGGCTTACGCAGTCTCGGACGATTAATTCAAGAAAAGTCACAGCCAATGCGTGACCTGTCTAAGAACATTCGCGATGAACTGGTACGTGCTGTATTAACAGCAGATGAAACAGAAGTGAAGAGTGTCTATTCAGCCTCTGAAGCATTCTACTTATTGCTAATCCCTGAGTATCAACGTGTGTACTGTTTTGATACACGCTCTATGCTAGAGGATGGATCAGCACGTGTTACTGTCTGGGATAACCAAGTACAGACAAACATGATTGAAGCTAACAATACCCTATACTTCACTGGTATTGATGGTATGTCACGTTACTATGGGTACAGTGATAACGGTGATAGCTACACAATCAAGTATTACACCAACTACTTTGACTTCGGGGACTCAACTAAACAGAAGTTCTTGAAGCGTCTGTCAACCACATTGATTGGTGGTAGTGGTCAGGACATCGTACTTAAAGTTGGTTATGATTATGACGACAGCTACCGCTCATTCCCTATTGAAATAGCTACACAGGCTAACGCTGAGTATGGCGTAGCAGAATACAACACAACAGCTGAATATACGGTTGGTACATTGTCAGACACAGTACGTGCCCCTGTCGGTGGATCAGGTGGTGTATTACAAGTAGGGTTTGAAGCAACGATTAACGGAAGTCAGCTATCTATTCAAAAGCTAGACATCTACACGAAAGAAGGAAGGGTGTACTAATATGAGCAACTACACAAAATTAACTGACTTTGCCTCTAAGGATACTCTACCTTCAGGCAACGCTGCAAAGATTGTCAAGGGTACAGAGATTGATGATGAGTTTGAAGCCATTGAAACGGCTATAGCAACTAAAGCTAACCTAGACTCTCCTGCTTTGTCAGGCACACCAACAGCTCCAACAGCTGCTACGTCAACTGATACGACACAGATTGCTACTACAGCATTTGTACAGGCTGCTGCTGCAGCTGCAGTGTCGTCAGGTATTAACAACCCTGAAGCTGACATTGTTATTAACTCTGTTGAGATGGGTAACTGGACGTTTGAAGACGATGGTGCATTAGTACTTAACATTGCATACAACGGGACAAACATCTTTAAACTAGACAACGCAGGTAACTTAACGGTTACTGGTAACATCACAGCATACGGTACAATGTAATGACTTTACAAGCATCTGGAGCAATTAGCTTAGGCGACATCCAGACTGAGTTTGGAGGGTCTAATCCTATTGGGTTAAATGAATACTATCGTAATGGCCCGTATGTATCAGGTACACAGGAAGTAACAGGTACAGCCTCTAACATGTCATGGACAGAGTCTGGAGGCAACGCTGGTTACAACGGGGTATTCTGGCGAACATATGAAGCAGGGTATGATGCTCTTCCTGCAATCAATACATCAACTCAATTCTACCGCCATGGTTTCTGGACTGACCAAGCATGGACATCAGGCAACTCCGTAGTCGATGTTACTATGACTCTGGATCAGGCAGGTACGTATAGGGTTACAGCAGGTGGGTATAATACTGGTGCTACACGTAGTACAGTCGTGTATGTTGACGGTGTAAATAAAACCACACTAGGTAACAGCGGTTCGTATGATTTTACTGTTACTTCAGCATGTACACTGCGCCTGTATTGTACAATGAATACTATTGGTAACTACAACCAGCATACAATTGAAGTAACATCTGATATAGGAAACCGTGACGTATCGACTGGCGCTAACGAAGAAGTTCCTCAGTCTGGTCCTATTGCTATTTCTAACTTCTACAACAGAACAAGTGAATACTATGTTGATTACACTGCGGCAGAGATAAGTGATTACTCTACCAATGTGACGTGGGGCGACCGTACTTGGATAGGTGTTATGGAAACATACACTGGGTCTTGGCCCTACCATGGTTACTGTCTAACTGGTGTTGATCAGATTCTTTACTATCGTGCCTTCCAGAAAGGTCCGGTTGATCTGAGGTTTACTAACAAGTATTCAGGAACATACCGATTCACAGTTAGTAACAGCACTTCTTATGGTGAAATAGGAAACACGACACAGAAGATATATCAAGATGGTGTGTTGAAGGGCACTAACGTGTGTTCTTTTGGTGGCTCATCTACACTTGATGTTTACCTTGAAGTAGGTACTGAAATTAGGATTACAAGTGAATCAGATAACAGCCACTACTACAATGTACAGGCCGGTAGTATGACCGTAGCCCCTAGTCAGGGCGATGGTTTGCGTACTTTTACAAGTTAATTAGAGGAATATATAATGAGTTGGTGGGATTTAGGTAAAACTGCATTAGGCGCTTACGGTGCTTATAAACAATCTCAGGCTGCCAAGGATGCAGCAAAAGCGCAGCAGCGAGCAGCAGAGGCAGCAGCAGATGTGGCTACATTTAAACCATACAGCGTAACGACAGGCTTTGGCTCTAGTTACTTTAACCCAGAAACACAAACTGCTGGCTATGAACTAGACCCTGCTCTAGCAGCGTGGCGTGATCAGATGATGCAGTCAGCTGCTCAGGCAATGCCTACATCGTTTGACACGACAGCTAACGCACAGCAATACTACGATGAAATGCAGTCAATGATGCGTCCTGCACGTGAGCAAGAAAACCTTGCCATGCAACAAGACTTGTTCGGATCTGGTCGTCTAGGTATGCGTCTAGCAGGCGAAGGCGCAGGTGCAGGTACTGGTATGGTGCAGCCTGATGTCTTTGGACTTAATCAGTCACGCTCATTGGCTGATCAAGCTCTTGCACAACAAGCACGTACACAAGCACAAACAGAACTAGATGCAGCTATTGCTCGTGGTACTGGTTTATTTAATACAGGTATTGGTGTAGAGCAGCTTGGCCTTAAACCACTAGAGATTGGTGGTAACTTAGGTGGGGCAGCAATGTCACCTGCAGCAGCCGAAGCACTATTGTCAGGCGGCATGGGCGCAGCAGCAAGTAATTACGCAGCTGGATTAAACACTGCAGGTATGTTTACTGGACTTGCTAACCAGCTTGGCACACTAAGACGTAACTAGGAGTAGATAATGGCTAATACAATTGCAGGGATGTTTTCAACTCCTGAAGCTATTCGTGACCAACGTATTGCTGAAATTGCAGCAGCTCAGCGACAAGCAGCTATGCCACGTGGTGGTAGTATTTCTGACTTAAACGCAGTTGTTGCCGGTGGTGGTTACTTGCAAGGTCAAATGTTTGGTGAACAACTTGGTGGTATGCTTGGTCTTAAGACACGTGAAGAAGATAAGGCTGCTCAGATTCAAGACATGGCATCCAACCTAAACCTAGAAACTCCTCAAGGCTTGGCTTTGTTTGCTCGTATGCTAAATAATCAGGGCATGACGGAAGAAGCTATGAGAGTCTTTGAACTTGCTAAGGTTAAGGAAAAAGATGAATATGACCGTAAGCGTCAAGAAGAAATTGATAGGCTGAATAAAGAAAAGGCTGAAGCTGACATTGCATATAAGAAAAAACTTACTGAAGCAGCTAAGAAACCTTCTCCTGATTGGGAATGGAAATCTCTAGGTAAAGAGTACAACCCAGAAACATTCCAGTATGAAACCACGTATGGTTGGGTTAATCCTTATACTCAAGAAGTTAAACGTGTTGGTTTTAACCCTAATCCTCCTGCTGAAGAAAGTACAGAAGGTGATGTTAAAATAGGTACTACGGCGGAGTCGCTACAAGAAAGCTGGGGAGGCTAATATGTCCACAGTTAAACTAAATCACCCTGCATTGGGTGAGGTAGAGATTCCACAGCAGTGGCTTGACACAATGTCTAACGCTGAGATTAACAGGAAGTTAGTTGAAGCTACGGCAAAGAAGTTTAAAGATGAAGGGGTGGAGTTGTCTGCCCTTAAGTCTTTTACTGGTCAAGCTGCACGTGAGATTACCTCTACATCTCGTGGTATTCAAGAGCGTGTTACTGGTGATCGAACCACCTCTCATAAGGATGACTTCATTGCTGAAGTAGCAATGGAGATGAACCCTGTAGCGTCATGGTCTGGTTTGATTGTTGGTGCTATTCTTGATCCTGTTACATTCATGAACCCTTTAGCTAAAGCATCTCGTGTATTACGCATTGCAGGTGGTACAGCGGCAGGTGGTACAGCAGGTTTCCTTACTCCTGTTCGTGAAGAGTTTGGTGAATCCTCTGCTGTTACTACAGGTATAGGTGCAGGATTAGGTGGTACAATTGCTGCCGTCTCTCCTACGTTGGCTAAGCTAGGTACTCGTATAGCTAAGAAGCTAGGGTATGATAGCGAGAAGGAGTTGCAGGAAGCATTCCAGAAAGCTACACCTGAAGAACGTGCTGAGATGGAGCAGCAGGTACAGGCAGAAGCAGAACAAGCAGGTAATGAATTTAGTCAAGACCTAGCTCCAAGTTCAGGGCAGGTAGATGAGTTTGTTCCTGACATGGCTGACCCTCTTGCCCGTGCAGAAGAACTAGCTAACATCCGTCGTGTAGGTGATGAAGCTGAAGCAGCTCGTAAAGCTGAACAAGAAGCTGAGTTGGAGCGCATCCGTAACATAGGTAAGGAAGCTGAGTTAGAGCGCATCAAACAAGTCGGTGAAGACTTTGACATTAACGCTGACATCAAGAAACAGATTGCTGATATGGAAGAGGACATTGCTGCCTTGCCGTCATCAGCTAAGCAAGCTCGTTTCACTAAGGATCAGGCTCCGTTAAAGAATGAGATTAGTCAGCTAGATACAAAGATTAATAACCTACGTAAATCGTACAACAAGCTATCAACTGCTAAGAAATCCCCTGACAAGAAAGCTAAGATGTCTGCTGTACAAGAGCAGATCAACAAAGCACAGGCTCGTCGTGCTCAACGTCTAGGTGAACTGGACTTTATTCAGAAACAACCAGAACGCTTTAAGCAGTTGAAGGAAGCTAAGAAGGAAATCATTAAGTACAAGAAGGACGGTACTATTCCTTCGTTTGTCAAGATTAATAAACCTGCTACACGTACAGATGTTAACGTAGATGAGGCATTGGCAGCTAAGGCTTCACAGCTAGGCTACAAGAGTCCTCAACCTCAACAGTATGTACCACAGCAGCCTACACCAGAACTCCCCGTACAGAGCCTCTCTGAAGCTCCTACGGCTATGCCTGATATGTCAGTACCAGAACTTGGTCCTAAGTCAGCAGGTTCTATGGGTGTTAGCATCAAGCCAGCAGCTAAACTGTTGTCACGTGTTGCTAACTTTGACAGACGTACAACAGAAACCAAGCAGATGGCTGATGCCTTGAAACTAAAAGGTAAACCTAAAGCTGCTGCAGGTAAAGAAGTTCCAGAAAGTAAAGAAGCATTCCAACGTGAAGCATTGCAAAAGGCTGACGAAGAGTGGAGTGGTTACTGGCAGGTTGATGGCATCACTGGCAAGATTACTATGGACAAAGTGGGCCGTGAGGCTGAGTTCTTGCGTCGAGATATTGAAGATGGTATCAATGAAGGTAACTACCGTAATGCTGCTGACTGGTTGGTTAAAACATTTGAAGCTAACAATACACTATCTCCTGCAGAGATTCGTCTAGCAGGTGAGCTGTTCAGGATTGCGGACAATAACATGAAGGCGGGTCTTGAGGCGTTGAAACGTATTGAAGCTAATGATGGTTTAGCTGATGAAAAGACTATGGCTATCATGCACGGCTTGCAGATGGACAATGCTGTACGTGACGTAGCTAAGTTCCTTGGTGATATGCGTACTATCCAACGTGTGGAAGAAGGTGTAAAATCAGGATGGTCTGCTGTTGGTCGTGAACTTAAACGTATTAAGCGTTTGAACGATGAGCAATATAAGCAGTACAAGAAGAACCGAGTCATCACTCAACTAATTCTAGGGGTGAAATGTAAATGAGTAGTGTTCTAGGTAAGTGCGAAACTACGGCTTACAAAATTAAGGATGCACTAGAGACGGCTGAACTAGCTACAGGTAATCCTATTGATCCTGATAACATACATAAGATTATGGGTAAGTATGGTAAACCTGCCCGTACTCCTATGGATTATGTGAACAGCTTCGGTATTAACAGCATGCTTTCTGGTCTTGCTAGTACAGGCTTTGCCAACGCTGCGTCTGTTCTAGTTAAGATGGCACATGCGTATGTAGATACTATGGCTGAATCAGCAATCCAAAAGGTGTTCGGTAAAGACCGCTACACTGTAGCTCAGATTAATGCTGCGTACAAAGCTGCTGCAATGCAGCTACCAACCATGATTGCTATGGGACGTAAAGGCTTTGAGAAAGGCTATCCACTGGACATTGACATCAGCATGTCTCAAATGTCTAAGGCTACAGGTAAAACACGTAAGCAGCTTACTGAAGCGTTGCGTGAAGGGCTTGTCGAGGATATGGTTAGTAAGCTAACTAAGCAGGGGCGTTCAGATCAAGAAGCACGTATAGCTGCTGAAGAAGTGTACAAGAATGAGCGTGACGTACTCGATGCCGTTCAACACTTGTTCAATGAGCGTTATGATTACATGCAGAATGTGTGGCGTGACTTTGAAGATAGTGAGGTTCCTCTTGCTAAATACCTACGTCACATTAACATCCCTACCCAAGCTACTGTAGCAATCGATGAGTTTGGTAAGACATTCTTCCGTATGTTTGATGCAGCTAAACAGCTTGCTAAGAAGGCTACTGACGACACCAAAGGTAAACCAGAAGAGTTTACTGATACGTTCAATGGCTACCTTGAAGGGTTTGTCAAGAACAAAGCAGGTGTACGTTTTGATCAGATGGGCGGTAAGTTTGACGATCAAGAATACCTAGCTAACTTCCGTCAGCATTTAGAATCTGTTACCGGCAAGATGGGTTCGTATGAACAGTCTAAAGAGTATGCACTGCGTGAGCTATTCCAGTCTCAGTTGACTGGTACGCCTCGTAGATTGCATGAATATGTAGGTGCAACTCCGGGAATCAGACTGTTTGTCCCGTTCATCAAGACACCTTGGAACATTGGTAAGCAAGCTATTGCCTACACTCCTGCAGGTATCATCATTAAGAAGTCTCCTCTAGGTAAAGCAGGTACAAAGCTAAACTCTAAAGGCGATGAGATTATCGATGATCAGCGTATGGGTGCTTACTACGATTTCTCTGAGGATGAGTTGATTGCCCGTGCTGCTATTGGCACAGCAATGATGGGTACACTAGCAATGTTAGTAGACACTGACTCTATTACTGGTGCACCTCGTGACGCACGTGAAGCTCAGTACATGAAGGATCGTGGACTACCTCCTCGCTCTATTCAGATTGGCGATCAGTGGATTGACTACGGACGTATTGAACCGTGGGCTACTGTGTTTGGTTTGGTTGCAGATGCTAAGCGTATTCATCAAGAGTATGAAGAAGGTAAGCTAGACTGGAACAAGTCACAAGAATTAATGGAAGGTATCTCAACTTCTATTAAACAAAACATCATGCAGAAAACATTCTTTGAAAACTTCACTACCCTGCTTGCAGGTGTGACTGATATTCAAGGTTCGCCTATTGAGTCTGCTGTAAGTGGTGTTGCTCGTGTAGCTATTCCTACTGCTGTATCTCAGGTTGCTCGTGCAGTGGATGACAAGGAACGTATGGCAGGTCAGGGTGGAGATGTGTTCAGCCGTATAGGTGATCGTATCATGCAACGTATCCCGCTACTACGTGAACAACTACCAGAAGAGATTGGCTTGCTTGGTCCTGCTCCTGCTCCGACCATGACAGAAAGTTTCCTATCTATGAAGTTTGTAGATGACTCTGAACGTACACCGGCACAGAAGCTACTACAAGAAGTGGATGTTAAGAAGGTACGTGCAGGTGCAGATTGGCGTGGTCTTGATCTACCTCCTGAGTGGATCAGTGATTACCGTCGTGACATTGCAACAGCTACAAATAAACTAGTAACAGAGTTTGCTAACAATCCTCGATTCATGTCCTTACCTAAAGAAGTTAGGAGGGTTCGACTAGAGAAGATGATTGATCGTGTTAGAACAGGCCCACGTAACAAACTGAGAGCACGTGTGTTGAAAGACCCTACGTACCGTCAGCGTTACATGACTAATGAAAAAGTTAAGAAGGGTATTCCCCTAGACTAGGAGTAAGTATGGCAGCTAAGAAGGATTCAAGACTTGAAAGAGCAGGCGTCTCAGGCTACAACAAACCAAAGCGTACACCAAACCACCCAACCAAGTCACACGTTGTGGTGGCGAAGGAAGGCGATCAGGTCAAGACCATCAGGTTTGGAGAGCAGGGAGCCAAGACAGCAGGTAAACCTAAAGCAGGGGAGTCTGAAAAGATGAAGAAGAAGCGAGCCTCATTCAAGGCCCGTCATTCTAAGAACATCAAGAAAGGTAAGATGAGTGCTGCTTATTGGAGTGACAAAGTTAAGTGGTGACAGCTAGTCCATTTCACTAGGAGGTGTAAGAGATACGGTGATGTTTCCTTTGGCTACGTCATAGCAAGCGTCACCGTATCCTATCTCATAAGCCTTCTCTGAGGCTTTAGTCCATGTAAAGTATAATGCATATCCAAAAACAACAAGCATTATTCCAATCTCTGTTTCAGTAAAAGTATACATTAGTGTAAATCCTCCTTGTTAGCAGGACGTGATGTCATCATGCTGTCTGTCATTAGGTAGGTTGCATGCTGTAAGAACATGACGTATTCATTCATCAAGGCTAGTAGTTCAGCAGGGTCTTGGCAT